TCACAATGTTAATCCAGCGGCTGTATTTACTACTGCTCAAGTTAATTTCGGAGCCAATAGAACTTTAGCGTTGAACGGCACAGTTATAATGGACGCTAGTAGAAACCTGACCAATATTGGCACAATCTCGAGTGGGGCTATTACAAGCACAGGGCTTACTGTTAATGGTGATTTAGTATTAGGTGACGACTTAAACAAGATTAAGTTTACAGGCGTTGCTAATGCGATGTACCTAAGAATGAACGGCTCAGATCAAATGTCGTTTTATGCTAACGATAACACCACCGAAGTTGTCTCTTTCGGCAATAGCGGTGGATTAAGGGTAAAGACAGGAACCCTGCAAATGGGAACCACCACAGTAATAGACGCTAATAGAAATATTACAGCAGGAGCAATAACAGGTACAACCGCTACTGCCTCCGGTGGAACAAACACAACTGCACTTGCTTCTACAGCTTTCGTACAACAGGAAATTACTACTCTGATTGGTGGTGCTCCAGCTAATTTAGATACTCTGAATGAATTAGCTGCGGCCATTAATGACGAAGCTTCTTATGCAGCTGGTATAACTAATCTCTTGACCTTAAAAGCACCTTTAGCTTCTCCTGCTCTAACAGGTACAGTTACTGCAGCTTCTCATGTTCAGATTGCTGGTAACTTAGATGTTGTTGGTCAAATAGCTGCATACAATAACCCAGGTTCTTCTTGGGGTTCAATGAACTTTAGAGCATCAGACTATTACTTTAAAAATAGTGGTGGTACTGTTAAAGCCTCTCTTGATAGTTCTGGTAACTTTACTGTAAATACTGGTCAATTAAAAATTAATACTGCTAACTGGCCAACATCTACTGTTGGAAACTCGGCCGGTAGACATATTTTTGGCGGAACTGCCGAACCTTTAATTATGTTATGGAACGAGGCAACGCCGGCCGCTGGTAATATCTCCACGTTATTTATTGGTGCTAAAGCTGCTACAAGTGCAACAACTTTTGCGGGTGGGTGGTTAAGAGGAGGCCTTGAAAATAATAGTGATAGTGATGGGTTCTTGTCATTGTTTACAACTTATGGTGGTGGCAGTAATGCCGAGCGCATGAGGATTGATTCTGATGGCAACGTTGGTATCGGAACAAGTTCTCCAGATGCAAAACTTCAAGTAGAATATAACGGAGGACATACCTCAGGTAATGTTGCAATACAACATTCTTCTTTAGATTTATACAATCCACTAGCCGCTAATACGAATGAAAAAGGTTCAATACTTACTTTCTCTGACAACTACTTCGGTGGGGGTAGTCTCTATCCTAGAACTACAAGAGCTGCTATTAAAGGTGGTACTGATACTGTAGGTAACACTGCAGATGGATTTCTTGCTTTCTATACAGACGCTGGTGGTGCAAATTCGATGCCAGAGCGTATGCGAATTACGAAGGATGGCTATGTTGGTATCGGAACAGCTGCTCCAGCTGGCAATTTACATATTAAATCTATAGGTGATGTTGGCGATGCAACTCTTATTATAGAAGCTGATAACGATAATAATATTGAACAAGATAATCCTAGATTAGAATTTAGACAAGACGGAAATTTTGTTTCTGGCTCTTTATACCTAGAAGGTCTTTCTGGCGAGACTGCAACGAACACAATAGACAATGCGTTAGTTCTTGATTCAAAGGGGGCTTTAAACAACCAAGCAATTCAATTTGCAACCGGAGGCCGTGCTGCATCTCAATCGGGTGGAGAATCAAATAGTACCGTTGCGATGACAATCCTTGGATCCAATAAAAATGTTGGTATCGGAACAATTTCTCCAGACTGTGCTTTAGATGTTACAAGAACCTCCGGATGGGCGGAAGTGCATTTAGATGGTGCAGCCGGTGGAGATTTAATACTAAAAGATAATGGCGTAAGTTATGGAGAGATTTACGCTGGTAGTGGCCACGGAATGGTCCTCAAATCTTACGCAAGTCAGGATATGTTTTTCTTAACTAATGCTAATACTACTGCTAAGATGACTATTAAATCTGGCGGCAACGTAGGTATCGGAACAACTTCTCCAGATAAGTTGATGACAGTACACTATGCTGCTCCTGCCTATAACACAGTTGATGATGTACTGAGATTAGTTAGTAAATTTACTTCAACAGGCAACGCGGCTTCAGCCTTAGCAGGTAGTGGTCCAGCTATTGTATTTGCTGGCGGCATTGGAGACAACCAAACAAGAGACAGAGCCAGAATAGTTGCGGTATACGAAGGCAGCAATGTCTCGGGCCTTGCTTTCCACACTCAGAACACTGCCGATATCATTACTGAAAAAATGAGAATCCAAAATAATGGCAAAGTTGGTATCGGACAACCCGTCCCAACAAGTCAACTAGAAGTAAAAGCCGCTAATGGGGCTACAGGTATTAGACTTACAAGCCCTAGTGGTCTTGGAAGTGCTTTAAATATTACGGGGTCTGGATATGGAGAATTTTACCTTTATCAAGCAGGTGGCAACCCTAAAGTAGGTTTACAAGGAAATGGAACAAGCTATTTCTTAGGTGGGGGAATAACTGTAGGTCACTCTGCAGAGGCTGGTATAAGTGCAAACCCTGCAGATCTTAATTACGCAGAAGTTGGCCCTGGATTTATAAGAGTAAACCGAGACGATACTGCAGATGCAGCTCAACTATCATTTGGTAAAAATGGAGCAACACATTCATATTTAGAAACTCGTACTAATGGATTAGGCTTTGTTACTAATGTTGGTGATTTTGCTTTTGAAGGAGGCAAAGTTGGTATAGGCCATTCGAGTCCAGATTCTAAACTAGATGTTGTTAGTGGTGGTGGCAGAAATTCTGGTGGTACAGCACGATTTGGTAAACGTGCTGATGCCGGACTATTTTTACATTCTGATGCAACTACGTCTCATTATAATTGGATGATTACTACTCAGGATACTGTACACAAAGGGTTTGAAATAATACCTTCTACTGCAGCTGGGAATATTGAATTTACTTATCCCGCTTTTGTAATTCTAGCAGATACTGGCAACATTGGTATCGGAACAAACATTCCAGCAGGACGATTACACGTTGATGGAGCTACTAGTTCTATTCCAGCTTTGACTCTTGAAAGTAACAGTAGCGGAGATGTTATCCCCCTACACTTTAAAGCAAGAGCCAATGATGGAACATTCACATATCACGGAATATGGGCAAATCCTGGAACAGCCAATACAGATAATACGATAAACCTTGGCCAAGGTGCAAATAGTGGTATAATAGTCAATAACGACGGTAACGTTAGCATACCTAGTTATCAAGGAATTACTAGAAGTAAATCAACTAGATATCACTGGACTTCGCCTGTTACAGCGATATATACTGGTGGAACTCGAAAAACTCAGGTTTTCCGTCTTTACTATTGTCCAAATCATTGGGTAAGTACTCCGATAGACCTTGACGTCGAGTTGAGGTCGAAATACTACGAAAACTTTAGTGCTTCATTTTCAATTGCGCAAGGTTATGGTCAGTCTGAGCCTCAAGTTTTTCTTAAACATCAAGCTTTTAACCAGTTCAATGTAAGACTAGAGCAAGGTGCATCAACAAGTGCAGGATACAACTACTCAGGTCAGCCAGTTTACTACACTGATTTTTATATCTGGTGTAATACTTATATGACGGCATGGGTTGAAGTAACAGCTACTAGCTCCTTTTATTCAAGTAATATTACTAGTGGATGGGGTGGAGTAACTGTAAATAACTCTAATGGTACAAGTACAACGGGAGATACTCCACCTGCATTATTTGCTCCAAACGTAAATATGTTCAGTGGACACACTTTTACAGCAAAAGAGATACAAGCTTCCCGAGGTGATGCAGGTATTTTAATTACTGCTAACAGTGCCTCTGGTAACGGTAGCGGCATTACCAACTTTTTCTCTTCTCTTTTAAGTTCCTCGAATAATGCGAACTGTGACCATTTTAAAGGCACAACGCAGAGTGTAAATTCTTATAAGCTACTTGGTAACGGTTCCTCTACGTGGTCGTCAGACATAAATCTTAAAAGAGACATTTCCACAACAAGAGATGGGTATTTAGCAGATGTAAATGCTTTACGAGTTGTAAAATACAAATGGAAAAACGATCCAACTAGTGGTGTTGAGTTGGGTTTGATTGCCCAAGAAGTGGAGTCTATATTTCCTTCCTTAGTGACAAATGATGTAAATTCAGTTGGGGACGAAATAGCTCACCAAGATCAAGTATTGTATCTGCCTGATGACTTAGATATTCCTGAAGGTAAAAGCGCAGGAGATATAAGAACAGAAGAAGTAGCTTTTCAAGAAGGAACTACTTACAAAGGAGTCAAGTATAGCGTACTACCCGTGATTACTTTAAAAGCATTGCAAGAACTTTCAGATAAAGTTGATCTGTTAGTTTCTGAAAATGCAGCACTCAAGACACGTATTGAAACACTCGAAGGATAACAAGCATAATATTATGCAAGAATAACGGAGTTTAACTAAATGGCTTTAACTAAAATTACTAATAGTGCGATAGCTGATGATATCGGTCTTGGAGGAAATCCAACAACAAGTACTCAGACCGCAGGA